TAATTAAAATGGCTTCTAAAGAAAGAAAAAGAAAAGAACCAGAGCCTATTGCTGTTGGCAAGCAGATCATACCGTCGCACGCCATCTCTTCATGGTATGATCTGCAAATGGAGTTAATGGTAAATTCTATGATTGATGATTATAAACATCAATTAGGTCATTTATTCGAAAATCCTCAGGTGACAAAATTCTTCGGTATGGACGTATCAGTTAGTTCATTATTTGATAGAATTTTAAAAAATTTAGAAAAGAAATGGAGTAGTATTTTTACTGGATTCGCTGATATAACATCAAACGAATTTGTAAACAAAGCAGAATCAGCCGCGACTAATTCAACATTATTCAGCCTTAAATCTGTAGGTATTAAATTGCCAAGATCTGAATATAATGATTCAATTATGAATACAATTGGCGCGGCGAAAGATTTTAACAATACGTTGATAACAAATATTTCCGAAGACGTACACGAGAAAATATATTCCTCTATTATGCTTTCTTTGACTTCTCCAAATCCAGAAGAACAAGGAATGTCAGGGATTGCTAAAACATTAAAAGAAATTGGTGGATTTTCTAAGAAAAGAATCAAATTAATCTCAGTAGATCAGACAAGCAAATTATACAGCTCTTTGAGCGATATAAGAATGCGTGAAAATGGTGTAGAAAAATTTAGGTGGATTCACTCGTCTGCCGGGAAAGTTCCTAGACCTTCTCACGTAGTTAAAAATAACGAAATTTTTCTTTTAGATGATCCAAGATTATGGGAAGGCCCGAAAGCAGATCAAGGGCCGCCAGGATGGGCAATAAACTGCAAGTGCCGCAGATGCCCTGTTATCGGTTAATTAAAGAGGTTTATATTATGCCATTAGTTGAAAGTTCTTCAAAGAAAGCGTTAAGCAAAAATATCGGGAAAGAAATTGGTGCTGGTAAAGATCCTAAACAAGCCGCCGCGATTGCATATTCTGTTCAGAGAAAGAACAAAGATTCTTTGCCGCTGGTTCAACAGTTGAAATCTTTATGTGATGCTTTGTGTAAGCTGTTGCCTAAAAAATAAACTTTAATAGCCAACGACTATTAATAAGCAAATTTTAATCGTTGGCTATTATTAAAATCACGTTTACTCTCTCACCAAATCGTAACCCTTCACCAAAATAAATGCTACGTGAGTGAATCAACATACTGATTTATAAAGGAAAACAGGTTACTTTACCACGTATACCACGAAAAATAGAAAAACAAATCGTATATAGGAAATATTTATTTTTATAACCCATTTCTCTATTAGTTTACTAAATATCATGATATAGGTGATAAAGTAAGGGTTATAGTAATAATTTCTTTATATACAACATACACTTACATAACCCTCTCACGTATCACGTCACGTTAAATTTGACTTAATTTTGCCGACACGTGGTAAAGTAAACCTTTCGCGGCGATATTAATTGACATAATACTTAAGAAATATTGTTCAATCAAAGTCAATAGGATATAATCATTATAGTTTTATATCAGAGAGATAACAAAATGTCGGAATCAGCGAGGGAGATTGATAGTAACGGTTTTCTAATCGTTCGCGGCTGTCCTATCTCGACTTTTGGCATCTTCGAGTATTCAGCCGGTCAAATCGGTCTAGAAGGGGATCCTAACCGGATAGTAAAAGTTTATCGTCCTGAATATGCTGTCAAAGATCCTGATGCGATTGAATCATTTAAAGATGTTCCGCTAGTTGATGATCATGAAATGCTTTCCGGGTTTAGTGGAGACAACGAAAGCTCCGACCCGGACGAAAAAGGCGTATCAGGAATATTAACTAGCAACGTTTATTATCAAAAACCTTGGATGCGTGGAGACGTTAAAATATTTTCGCGCGGAGTGAAGGACAAAATTCTTAATAAAATTAAGGATGATCTTTCATTAGGGTTCGGTTGCAAATATAGACTTGAGCCTGGTGTTTGGAATGGTCAAAAGTATGAGGTTATACAGGATCATATTCGCGGCAATCATCTTGCTTTAGTTAAAGAAGGAAGGATACCGGGCGCGAGGGTGCTTGACGGTTTATGTTTTGACCATATGACTTTCGAAATAATCGAAAATAAGGGTACGAAAATGATTAAGAATAAATTTCAAAAACCAAACGCTAAGAAAACCGTCAAGGCATCTGATGCGAAAGAAGATGGTGAACAGGGTTTAGATGCAGGCTCGCCCGTAGACGTTTTGTCTGCGCTTTTGCCGCAGCTTACCGCAGCTTTCCAGGCGTTTCTACAGCAAGAAAAAGCTGAACCAGCGCATGAAGAAGGTGCACCGGAAGCTGGCGGCGATCCTGAAACTGTCGATCCTGAAACCGACGAAATGCCGGAAGAAAATGGCGGCGAAGTCGGCGCAGAGGCTGTTGGTGAGGCCGATCCTTTGGCAACGGAGTCTAATGCCGTACCAGAAGAAAACGCCGGAGAGGGCACTGGTGAGGGCGTTTCCGAAATGCTTGATCAGGTTAAAGCTCTTGTTGCTCAAATTGAACAACAGATGGCGGGCGGTCAAGACGAGGATATGCCAGTACCTGCCGGGGAAGACGGTGAAATGCCTGCCGCTCTGAAACAAGAAGAAGCAAAAGATGTCGTGGAAGGGATCCCAGGCTTGCAGAAAAACAATTTAAAGGGTGCTCAAATGGAAACAGATAAAAAGGCGGGCGATGCGGCTCTAATTAAAAAATTCCACGTTGACGCATCGAATAAAGAAAAAATGTATCAACGCATTTCTAGGATCACTGGCGCGTTTCCACACGCTGCCATGGATTCAAAAGAAGTTTGTGAATACGGAATTAAAAAGCTCGGTATTAAATGCGCGAAAGGCACAGAAAACATCGCACTTGATGCTTATTTTAACGGCGTAGAAGCCGCTGCAAAAACTCAGGCAGTCGTTTCGTCTCGCAAGTCCGGTATGGATTCTGTTGTTAAAAACGGTTCGTCCGAATTGAACGCCTATCTTGACCAAGGGGAATAAGAATATGTTTCAGCAAATTGTTAATCGATCTTATACTACGGGTTTCCCCGGCGAAATCGTTCGAGACGGCCCGCATCGCGCAAAACTTGCTCGCATCGCGTCTGCTAATTCTGGCGTGAATACTAACCGTATTTCTCGTGCGTTTGGCTGGGCTTCCGATGCTGGTACCGTAGGTTCCGGCGCGTCGCTTACCGAAGCCGCTTTGTCAGCTAACGTAACTGTTGGCGGGCCAATTTTTTACGGTATTCTTTTCCACCCGAAACATTACGCTCTCCAGGGAACCGTACCTAACGGCCTAACTGGTGGCTCTCTGGCCCCGAGTTTAGATTTGCCGCTGGGTTCTGAAGGCGAATTTACTGACATGGCTACCGGCCTTGTGGTAGAGGTTTACAACTTTACTACCGCTGCGCAGACTATCGCTTTTGGGGATCAGGTTTGTTATGTTTCCAGTGCGATCACAACCGGTCAAAACGCTTTGACTGTTCCGTATGGTGCGATTGTTATTGTCGCTGCCGGGGCAACTCCCGCCGCTGGTCTGGTTCTTATTCCAAACGCGCGAGTAATTAACGCAATTAACTTGGCGGCTTCTGCCGTCGGCGCGTTGGTTTCCGGTTATACCATCGTTCAGCTTACGCAATAATCGAGGCTAAAATAATGCGAAATCAAGCAATCAGCGAAACTCTGTCAACTATCAAGCCGCGAATGGCTAGACAGTTTGCAATGAAATCCGTAACTGACGCAGCCGTATTTGACTTGCGCCGTATCGGTATTAATATTGATCATCGTACCGTTCGTGATCAGATTGAAACTCTTGACCGGATGGGCGCTTTTACATCTAACGGCTCTGGCATGGACTCCGCGTTTATCGCGCCAGTTACTTCCCCGAGCATCCCTACCCCAATTCAGTTTTTGCAAATGTGGCTCCCTGGGTTTGTAAAAACCATCACCGCCGCGCGGAAAATTGATGACATGATCGGTATTAAAACCATCGGTTCATGGAATGACGAAGAAATCGTTCAG